CACTTAAAAATAATGTGTTAGTGATAGTCATATCACGTTGATGGTGAAGCCTTTTTTCACTCTGGCTGCACGTCTGTTGAGCACAAATGGTTCGCTCGTGTGTAATCTTACGCGTATCCAGAGTGGGTTTCTCCCACGTGAAAACCTGGACCAAGCAAAACGTCATCTAGCAGATATTCAGCGAACACTTCAGGAGATTGAGGTCAGCCTCAGTCCTTCCTCACAACTTTCAGCTCAAATCCGTAATCCGTCTCCACCATCTTCGCCTCTTGGCGCTTAACAATCTCATTCATAACCTCCTCAGCTCGCTGAGGCATCAACTCATCCAAATACATCTTCAATTCTTTCTTGGAGAGCGTCCAACCCTTCTTCCATTGGTTTGGACGTTTGACCGCAAAGACCATTCCGGAGCTTGATAGATTAATCTTATCGGGGAGTGCTTCACGGGATGTTGCATAGAGGGCTGCAAGATCCAGTTCGATTGTACGACGCTGATCGCGAAGCTCGGAAGCATTCGCATTAACATCATTGAGTCGGCGAGTAACATCTGCATAGGCTGAGAGAACAGGTTTAAGGGCATCCATTGTGATTTGCTCTTTCCTGGTTTAAAAGTATCCGTTTTATACCAAGGAATGTCCTGGCTTGACACAGAGGAGATTGAGCGTCTCCGCACAGTCTATAACAAGGAGCACCCAAAGGAAGATCCCGTTGAAAAGGGGACACCGGAAGAAATGTGGACAAATCTTCAACATCGTCTTCATGACAAGTGCACAACCGGATCTGCAGAATGCATTGTGACCTCTCTGATGCAACGTCCTCGTGCTCCGAAACAATGGGCAATCAATCGGTATGAATGGTTGTCATCAGATGATATTGATCACGTGGAAAAGAACTATATGGAGCTTTTTCCAAAGTATTTCTTCGTTGGTTGTATTCCGATTGACTTTGATTTGAAGTCCGAAACCCAAGAGTGTATTGTGAGTGCACTTTGCAGCATGAAGCTTCCAGAGCTTGCAAAGAAGGGCAATGACCAAATTGGAATTGTATTTAATACAGATCCACATGACGGTCCCGGCTCACATTGGATTGCTCTATTTTGTGATATCCGCGAGGAGCTTGAATATCCTCGAATCACCTACTTTGACTCCTATGCACACCAGCCCGAACCTGAGATCAAAGTTCTTATGCGACGGTGGAAGGAACAATGGGATGCTACTGGCAAGCACAGTCAAGGTATGAAGATGACATTTAATGCAACTCGTCATCAGTTCAAGGATTCAGAGTGCGGAATGTATTGCTTGTATTTTCACCATTGCTGTCTTATGGAAATCCCTATGGAAGAGCGGATCCCCGATGAGGTTGTGAATGCCTTTCGTGGGCTTTTGTTCAAGATGCCAAAAATACCTTCCGAGAAGAAGTAATGGAGACAGTTCTTGCAGCAGCCCTTGTAGGCGTTCTCGGATATACAGTCTGGCGGGAGACAAAGGCTGAGCAGGAAGAAACAGCCCCGCCCCCCGAACCCAAGCGCCTCTGTGATTACGTGATTCACGGAGGAACCTATGAGGATGCATCAGTAGTCGTAGCATCAGGTCGTAGGCTCCTAGAAGTCCATCTCTATGCAGATGAGAATGGGAATCCAATCGTGTCTAAGGTTCCACTAAACGGGGGTTACGATTATGCATACGATAACTGGACGTTTGATTCAGTCTGTGTAGCGTTGATTCAGGCATTTCCTAGTAAGGATCCATTTGTTCTCTCAATCGTTCCTCACACCTCGAACATGGTCACATTGAACAAGGCAGCCGAGTGTCTCCATCAAACTGTTCATCGCAACCTTCTTCCGCAAGAGTATAGTGATCCGCAGAGTATTCAAGTGGAAGCACTTGCAAATAAGCTAATCATCGTTTCGGGTGGTGTGCAAGGATCAGAGCTTTCTGAAATGGTGAATATGTCGTGGACAGATTCTCACCTTCGTCGCCTCACCTTTGGACAGGCTGTGCATCCTCGCGACTACTCTGAACTTGTAGCGTTCAATCGTAATTCAATCACGTTAGTGGCACCCGATCCAGTATTTGGAAAGGAGGGTATTAATCCGCAAGTTGCTACCGCGTATGGATGCCAGTGGATTTTATTTGGATCCACGCCGGGTCTTGTTGAAAAGCCGGCGGGTCTCCAATAACTTCTTGAGCATTAAACAAAATGGCAAATAAGTGGCTCGCTCATGTTAAGAAGACGATGAAGTCTCACAAGGGGAAGAAGTTCGGTGACATCCTCAAGATGGCGAAGAAGACCTACAAGAAGGGCGGTAACTACTACGGTGGCGGTGAGGGTGGCGTTGAGCCGCAGGCCGACCTCCCTTCGCCCACTCACGATGCAGCCCCGGTCGGTGGACGTCGTCGCCGTTCCCGCAAGACTCGCCGCGGTGGCTTGATGCACGGCATGGGCATGATGGGATACTAAAAATGGAAATCTCTGAGTGAAAGCAAACCACTCTAGGATGGATCCACCCAAGACACGTCGCGAAACGAAGAAGACTGCTAAGGAGAAGAAGGCAGATGTGTACTCTGCAAAACACGCACGGTTGCAGGAACAGGCTCTAGCAAACTCCAAGAATAAACCCAAATCAAACAAGTAACCTAGAATGAGAAACCCGGAAGGTCTTTCGGTGGTCGCGGTCCTTTGTGCGACCACCCGCTGTCTTCCTACAGGTTTTTCCATGGTACGTCTTTTTGGAGCAACCGCTCCTGAAATACGCAAGATGGTGAGCAAATCCCTTGAAGGATGGCATAGGGGATCCTACCTTTTTTGATAAGACACTCAACAGCCCATGCATCCACTTCATATATGCCCTGCGAGATGCCAACTCGGGTTCATGAGCTGTGATATAGTCTGCATAGACCTTTCGGAGTTCGGGATACGGATATGCATGGTGCAGTGCGTGCAAAAAGGTCCTCTGTGTAGCCATCTGTTCGGGCTCGGGTGACTCAGGATAGTTCGCAGCAATAGACCCAAGAAAGTCACCGCCTGGAACTGCCGTGGGCTTCAAGGTTGTGTAATGCTTTTTAACAGCGTCAAACTCTGGATCAGGACCAGGATCTATGACAGCTGGATCATCCTTGCACTGTGTTCGTAGTTTGTTGTTCACCATATTGTGAATGTCATACAACCACCGCCCAGGGTCGCCACGGAGGGGGTGCTTGTGGACGAACTCGGTCGTCGAAGCCCTGCAATATTTACAAGGCAACACGTCCTTCATCTGATTGAGAACATCGTCGGGATGTTTGGAGGTAAACGCAATCAAATGAAATAACTGCCACGCACTGGGTCCCCAGAACCTAGTATCCATTGTCTTTACGAAATAAAGTATACCCATCATAATAAAAATGCTTGATACACGGGACATCATCATCCTCACTGCGTCGTTCTACCTCGGAGGTGTCGTTGGAGAGTTTTTCAAGTCGCTCTCTGAGGATATCCTCACGCCCCTCCTCGCCCCGGCTGCATCCGCCGGCAAGGGCGTCGGTGCCTTCACTGTCTCGATGGGTGGCGTCACCCTCAAGCTGGGTGAGGTGCTCGTTGCCTTCGTCAACCTCGTTGTGTCGTTCGTGCTGGTCGTCTTCACGATCGGCCTCCTCCGGACCTACGTGTTGTCCCGGATCGGCGCGAAGCGCGCTGAGTAAGCTTGCGTCGTCGCCTACGACCGCCCGGAACACTCACTCGTAATACAGCCTTCTCAATAGGGCGCGAATCGGGGTTACTACATAACTTCGACTGATCAATCTTCTTAATCTCATCCACAACATCTAACAACGCACGGTCTTTTGACATATCCTTATAGGGCCCAAATGGGTCCCTCTTTGTCACACGACTCCATAACGCGAACTTCCTGATTTGGATCCCGTTACGGTAGTTGGCTTCATTCTTAATATTGATCTCGTAGTCGTCGATCAGGATTGTGTCACAGGGCTTGAAAATTCCCTGATCCCAAATCCAGTTCAGGTTTTTCTGGATCTTCTTCGCAGGATTTGCGTGTGCTTGTGCCTGTTCATCATCTTCATCACACCAGACGTGTGTAATAAATCCCTCACCCATCCTCTCCTCAATGATCTCCTTCACCCAATTTGCATAGTCTCGGTCAGACAGTGTCCATAAATTCACGGTCTTTGCGAGCTTCTTCATCCAGGCCATAAAGTCCCACAGCTCGGGGCGCAGAACAAACCCCTGATAAAAATCATATTTCTTCTTCTCCTCTTCAGGGAGTTCCTTCCAAGGGGCATCCTTGACCATGTACTCGAGTAAGGTGTTGTC